TACTGGAATAATTAAGGCTGGAACTCCAGTGGCACAAATAACATTTTTTAAAAGAAATCACTGGATTAGGTTAATTAAAAAATACGACAAGGATTTTTACAAAAAAGCACGATTTAATTTTTTATCTACTATTGAAAGATCTTATAAAAATTTATTTTGGGAAAAAAAAGAATATGAATAAAGAATAATTTATGTTTATGTACACAGAGACTATGCGTAAGGCTGTTCACTCAATTATCCCACCTAAAGGATTTGGCGTGGAGATTCTTGATAATGAGCACTTTCTTACGGTAAAATTAGATGAAAGAAAGTTTTTGCATATGGGGCATGACGATAAAATATCAGCACTTCAATATGTTGTAAAATTAAAAAAAGCCTTAGAAGAATGTGGCGCTATAGTTTTAATAACTAGGGAGGCAATTAAATGAATATAGTTGTTGTGGGTGGCGGTACGTCAGGATGGTTAACTGCACTGTATGCTAAAAAGATTTATACTGAGGATAATATTGTATTAATTGAAAGTGAAGAATATGGAATTCTTGGTGCAGGAGAAGGATCTACACCTCATTTTATTGATTTTTTAAATTTTTTAGATATACCCTTTACTGATTTAATTAAAAATTGTCAATCAACTATAAAAAATGGAATTAAGTTTACAAACTGGTCAAATGACAATGATGATTATTTTCATCCATTTTTTTCAAATAGTAAAGCATCGCATAGTCAAAACTTTAATTTAGATAATATCTATTTTGAAAACAATACAGAATTTTTTCATTATTGTGCATCTTTAAAAAATCACAATTTAAAAGATTATTCTTTTGTAGAAAAAATTTCAAATAAAAATCTTTTACCATTTATAAAAAATGAAAATAATATAATTACAAGTGAAGCCCAGGTGGCACTTCATTTTGATGCAAACATGTTAGCAAATTATTTAAGATTAATTGGAGAAAAAAGAGGAATAACAAGAAAAGAAGGAATTATTGATAAAGTTTTTAATGACAAAGATGGTTATATATATAAAGTAAAAACAAAAAAAGAAGAAATAGAGTGCGATTTTATTTTTGATTGCTCTGGTTTTAAAAAATTAATTATTGGTAATCATTATAAGTCCTCATGGAAACCACATTCTGACACCCTTCCAGCAAAAAAAGCAATTCCATTTTTTTTAGAAATGGACAAAGAGATACCACCTTATACAGAAGCAATAGCCATGAACTATGGTTGGATGTGGAAAATACCTTTACAGCATAGGTATGGGTGTGGGTATGTATATGATTCAGATTTTATATCTGATGAAGAGGCTATGAAAGAAATAGAAGGTTTCTTAGGGTTTAAGCCAAATTATCCCAGAAAAGAAAAAGGTGCGTTTAGTTTTTCTTCAGGATGCTTTAAAGAAATTTGGATTAATAATTGCTTATCTGTCGGACTATCTTCTGGATTTTTAGAGCCTTTAGAAGCATCTTCAATAATGCAAACAATATCTGTATTACAAAGATTTATGTCAGATAAACAAAATATATCTACAAAAAACAATTTTATTAAAAAAAGATTTAATGAACTATACTTAAAAGAAACAGAAGAGATTGTTGATTTTTTATATTTACACTATGTAACAAATAAAACAAATACTTTATTTTGGAAAAACTTTATAAAAAATAATAAAACTCCAAAAAGAATATCCCATATTCTAGAAGTCTGTAAAGAAAAAGTTTTATATAGGGCTGTTGATTTATTTGATACAACAGTCTTTGATATTTCAAATTATTACTATGTTTTAGTTGGAAATAAAATTATTGATAATATTAGCATGAAAAACATTTCTAAGTTTATTTTAAATAATACAAAAAAACAAAACTATGAAAATATTTTAAATGAACAAGAAATAATACTTTCAAAATTATTGACACATAATAGTTTTATTGATACAATAAAAGAATAGGAGGAATAAAAATGTTAAAATTTTTTATTTGTAAAATAAAAAAACATTTATTAGTTGATGCTGGATCATGTCCTTTTACTAGGAAAAATTATAATGCTTGTCTAAGATGTGGAGTAACAATAGTAAAATGAAAAAGAAAATAATTATATTATCATTATCAATAATATCTATTCTTGTTGCAATTAGTTTGTTCTTTGCTTCAAGGCTTAGTAAGTTATCAGAGTTAGACTTATTTGACATTGAAGAAGATGATCTTTAATGATGTCCAGAGTAAGGTACAATAGATAGTATGGAGATGATGTTTTTGATATTTTTTGCCACCCTGTCTTTTTCTTTTGGACTATCCTATTGGGCTACCTTTGATAAACTAAAGAAATCTAACTTGCTACTGGCTGAACTTTTTATAAAAAACAGGGCACTTGAAGAATTAAACTCTCAAGCCAACAATCGTATTAATATGTCTGACGATACGCTACACAAGGAAAATTTTATAAAGTTTCTTTCTGACTCAAGGGATTGGGCTTTTGAGTATATTGAGAAGTCACAAGAAACTATTAAAGAGGTTTCAGATGAGTTAAGAATAAAAGGTTTGGACAACTATTCTGACAAACTTTTAGCGCTTTTACCAGAAATGGATCAAGGGAAAAAATAACATGAAAGATGTTTTGTTATCAATTATCACAGGTTTTGGATGCGGTGTTGTGTTCGCAGCATTCAAATTGCCAGTACCAGCACCACCAGTTTTTGCGGGAGTCGCAGGAATTATTGGTTTATGGATTGGCTATAAAACACTAACACAAGTTATATCCTAGGAGGAATAATGAATAACTTATTAAACGATAAGGCAAAGGCAATGCTAGCATCATACGGACGATCTGTCCTTGGCGCAGTGTTTGCACTTTACATGGCTGGCGTAACTGATCCAAAAGATCTATGGGCTGCACTAGTTGCTGCTTTAGCGCCCGTTGCATTGAGAGCACTCAATCCTAACGACAAAGCATTTGGCGTATTGCCAGATACAGGTGCCGTTTCGGATGCACTTAGCAAGATTGTACCCGCTAAGAAGGCTCCAGCAAAGAAAAAGGCTGCTGCTAAAAAGAAGTAGTTAGTTAATTAGGAGAGGCGAATTTAATAAAATAGATTCGCCTTTCTTAATTTTTACAATGGAGAAATATGGATTTTGCATATATATGTAAAGACGGAATAAACGAAGAATTAAAGTATTCAATTAGATCTGTCGTTGAAAGTTTTCCAGACGCAAAAATATGGGTTGTTGGTGGTAAGCCTGATTGGTATGTAGGCAACTACATAAAGGTAGAACAAAAAGAATCAAAGTATAAAAATGCTGTAAAAAATTTAGAAACAATTTGTTTTTCACAAGAAATATCAGAATCTTTTATTTTAATGAATGATGACTTTTATATAATTAAAAAAATAGAAAAGATACAAGATTTTCATAGTGGCTTCCTGTTAGATAAAATAAACTTATACCAAAAATTAAATGGCAACTCTCAGTACACCAGAAAACTTTCAGGCACATACAAAAAACTTAAAGCGTTAGGATTTGAGAACCCACTAGACTATGAACTCCACGTTCCAATGATTATGGAAAAAGAAAAATTAAAGATAGTGTTAGAACTTTTAGATCAATTCCTATGGAGATCAATATATGGAAACAAGTTTAATGTCGGTGGCACACAAATGGAAGACGTCAAGGTTTACAATTCTGGACCACTAGTTCTTAAGTCTTATAATTTAAACATAGATGATCATACATATTTGTCTAGTGCAGACAGTTCGTTTAATAGTATATTTAATAAAATACTTAAAGACAAGTTTAACAAAAAAACTAGATTTGAGCAATAAGTTCTAGGTATTTATCTTTTAATACTGTTGGTGCAAAGTTATTAAACCCTAACTCGTAAGCCTGCTCTTTATAGTTAATTTTATCATTGATAGACATATACTTATCAATTGTTTGTGCTAACAAAACATTATTTGCTTCAAACAAATTAATTCTAACCTTTGTTCTAATGCTTCCTATAGAGTCTGAGTCAACCAGCCAATCTTGTGGCAAGATCTGATTATTGGGTGAAACATTTGTCATAAAAACGGGGAGGCCAGAAAGCAAAGCCTCATTCATTGGTAAACACAGTCCTGCATATCTTCTAGGTAATACCATAGCATCAAAGCCGTTATACAGATCTTCCCTATTTTCTGGATTGCCAATTTCAATCTTTAGCCTTGAGTCTGTTACATTAGTTACTATTTCACTTTGACTTCTAATAATTAATTCATAATCAGCCTTGGAGTGTTTTAACATATTTATTACAGTTTCAGTACCGTTTCTATCTTTGGCTGCTTTCTTACCAGCAATGTGTAATAGTTTATTGTGTGATTTAGAAATGTTATTATTTTTTACAGTTGTAAATAACTCAGGAGTGGTAGGTGGCGGAAGATGAATTACTTTTGTTCTATCTCCAAACATGCTTTGAATTGTTTCAATTTGCCATAAACTAGGCGATAACAATACCGTTGGTAAGGGGAGTTCTGGGTTTGATAAGTGACCAAACAGTTCATAGTTATATTGAAGAATGGTTTTTACACCACGTTTATTTGCAAACCTTATAAAGTTTTGATCGTAAAAAGTTTCACAACTTAGGACAACATCCACATCTCCTAAAAACATTTTTATCTGTTGAACAGATGGAAAACCCTGTGTCTTAATACAACTGTATTGGTCATACCACTCTGGATGTTGTTTGTTGTTATTA